ACTGTTTGCCGGACCGAACGCCGTTCTCTGGCAGACACCGAACCACTCGCACCCGATCACGATCGGATCATCGAGCACGGCCGCACTCGACTCCGGCTCCGGCGGAACGTCGGGAGCAAGCTCGGAGGGCGTGAACGAACCTCCGTTCGTGAACATGCGAGTCAAAGAGAACACGTCCGGCGGGGCGTCGATCCCGGTCGGGATCATCGGTGCTTGGCGGGGATCGCTCGGCAGCATCCCCGAACACTTCGCGCTCTGCGACGGGACCAACGGCACCCCCGATCTGACGGGACGCTACCCGAAGGGTGCGACATCCTCGATCGGCACCACCGGCGGATCGACCACCACGCACACGCACACGACGTCCACGCACACGCACACGACTTCGACACACACGCACACCGAGACGGTCGGCAGCGCGGCGGCAGCCACGGCCAACGTGTCGGCCACCTCCACGGTGACGGTCTCGCTCGGTACGCACACGCACACCGCGGCGAACACGAACACGGCCACCCCGACGGTCGGCGCCTCGACCTCGGGCACCCTGAGTGCGGGTTCCGCAGAACCCGCGCACGAAGAGGTGGCGTTCATCCAACTAGTCGAAACGTTCACGCCGGAAGCGGAGCCGACGGTCGTGTGCTTGGAGTGGGACGAAGACGAGCATCTGCTACGCACGGAAGGCGAGGATGGGCCGCTGTGGGCGCCGGTGGTCGGGAAGTTCGATTGGGACGTGGACCGGCCGTTCACGACTGCGTTCGGCGTGAACGGCACCCGCTTCGTCACCAGCGCCGAACCGGGGGAGCGCAACCTGCAGATGACAGCAGCGGTCGAGAGTGAAGAGGATCTCGTCACCCTGCAGGAGGTTCTTGCGCGGCCTCTCGTGCTCATCTCTCCGTCGGACAGTACGGAGGTGTGGGGCGCGCCGATCGCCGAGAGTGTTCGGGTTGTGCGTGTCGGCCGGATCCGGCAGGTTACCGCCTCGTTCATCGGAACCGGTCCACAGCCGGGCCCTCAGGTCGATGACCTGTGAGGCGCGGCCAGAAGGGCGCACAGCTAGATGTCCGGCCGTTCGGCATAAGCGGACACGTGAGAGGATGACGGCGTGATCGTAGACGTCCTGAGGCCGACTGCCGACATGGCCGCTGGAGGGTCCTCCACCGTTCCTTCGGGCACCCTGGCCGCCGTCACCTCCGACAACTCCGATGCCACTTATGTGAACCTGCCGGATGGGTCTTCCTACTGGACGGTGCGGCTTGAACCGCACACCCCGACCGCGAACTATCAGCGGCATCAGGTGCGCGCTCGGGTACGTGCGCAGACCAACGCGGGAACGGCGAACCTGCCCGCTGGACTCGGTCTAGCCGATGGCACCGGGACGGTCGTTGAGACTGCCATCATCGCGGTCAGTTCGACGCTCGCGGATTATCAGACGGTTTGGTACACCAGCCCCGGTTTTGATCTGGACAGAGTTACGGCGCTGTCCGTCATGTACGCGGGCGGGGACCTGTACAACCCGGCCAGTGGCGCCACGGCGATGCGCACGATGGAGGTCTATGTCGACATAGACACCCGGGCGCGACCCGACTATGACGCTCAGGTCCGTGACAGTGCCGGCGTGGACCGTTCCGGCGGGACCGTCTCCGACACGAATCAGCCCGACCTGTACTTCGGCGCCGTCGGTTACGACGGCTTGCCCGCGTTGGACTGGCAGGTGTCCGTCGCCGATGGGACTGGCGACGTGTTCATCTCCTCGGGCTCGGGTACTCCGCCGACCTCGGTCCCGCTGTCGTCGGGTCTGGTAGATGGCGCGTACACGGCGACCTTCAGCGTTCAGTCGACTATCCGTGGAACGGACGCGTTCGAGCATGAGCAGGTCATCAGCTTCACGGTCCTGAATGTCATTCCCCCACCCTCTCCGCCCCTGCTCACCGTGGAAGCCGAAGGTGACGGGTACCGGCTGACATGGGCGAACCCGGGTGGCCAGACATGGGATGACGACTATGTCGTGGCTGAGGTCTGGCGGGATGACTGCACCGGGTCGGCCAGGATCGCCGTGCTGGCCGATGCGCTCGATGGCACGTATCTGGACCTGGCGATTCCTCAGCTCGACTCGACGACCGAGATGGTCGATGACGAGTGCACCGAGGTGCCCGAAGAGTGTGACCTGACGTACCGGGTCCGGTACTGGGGTTACGTCTCGACCACCGTCACCATCCCCGCCAGCATCCCCGTGGGGTTGATCCTCGGTTGGCCGAGCACGGCGGCCAGCATCCCGTCAGGGTGGCTGAGGGTCACCGATTACGACGGCTATTTTCCCCGTGGGTCTTCCGGGACAGGTGCACCTAGTACCACTGGCGGCAGCGCGTCACACTCGCACACGACCCCTGCGCACACGCACACGATCGCCTCGCATCAGCACACCATGCCCGCGGCCACCGACACGGACAACACGTCGACAACGACGGACCGGTTCAACGGTGCCAACACGGCCACCGTCAACCAGTCGCACAGCCACACGCTGCCGCTGACGAGCGGTTTCTCTTCAGCCGTGGCGAGCGGCTCGACTGCGGCAGGCACGGACACGCAGACCAACTCGCCCCCGGCCAGGGAGGTGATCTGGATCCGGTCCGACGGCTCAGCGGTCGTGTACCCGATCGGCGCCCTGGGTTGGGCGACCGAGAGCGTCTCAGGCTGGACTGCGGATAGCTCCTCTTCTGGCCGCTTCCTCAAGGGCGCGGCGGCTGCGGGCAACGGCGGGGCGCAGACCGGCGGTAGCACGCATGGGCACGCGATTGACTCGCACACGCACACATCTCCGTCACATGATCATCCTGATGGCACGACCGGACTGTCCGGACCGGCATCCCCCACCGAAGCGAACAGTGGCGGGAACACACCTCCATGGCATGGCAGGCACGTGCACCCGGTGAACATCGTGGGCGGGACGGTAGGCACCATCCAAACCCTGTCGGGGGGCGTCACCGGAACGGGCACCATGGAGCCGTTGAACAGACGGCTGAGGGTGCTACGCAACACCGGTAACGGTGCACAGACGCGCATCATCGGGTTGTACAACGGCACCGTTGCCGCACTGCCGTCCGTGCTGACATTGTGCAACGGCAGCAACGGCACGCCGGACATGCGCGGTTGGTTCGCGCGTGACATCGGCTCCAACGCTGTCAACTCGACCGGGGGTGCGGCAACGCACACGCACTCGACCCCGGTGCACAGTCACGGCGGAGTAGTGACGCACTCGCACACGATCAGTGTCGGTATCTCGCAAACTGCCGATCATCTACGTGACACAGCCGGCGATCTCGGCAACGTACCGACCGTTGACCATGTGCACGACTCCGACGACACGGGCCCTGTCCTGGCCGCCGTCTCCGACTCAGGCTCCGGCACCACCGGCAGCGCCGATCACACCCCGATCTACAAAGAGGCGCACTTCGTCCGGCTTGAAGGCACGGTCGACGGCGGAGCGCTGGCCACGCCTGAGCTGAAGACCAGCGAATACGCGGAGGCCACCGTGCCGGCGTTGGCGTTCGGTGACGATCTTGACCGCCTCAGCACGGCGGAGGGGGTCTCCCTGAGCGTCGCCACGCAGCGCAGCAGCAACTTCCCCCGTCTCGTGGTCGATTCGGTTTCGCTCGATGGCGGAGTGCACACCGTGTCCACGTCGATCAGGGGTGAGGACCTGCAGTTGGTCATCGCGGTCGAAGGCAAGGATGCGATCGATGAACTCGAAGAGCTTCTCAGTGAAGATCGGGTCTACTGGGCGCCGCTCGGCGGGACAGCGGGATGGTTCGCGCCGTCCGGCTGGACTGTCGATGGGCCGGCGCCGAACGTGAAGGTCCTCAGCGTGACCATGGTGCGCCAACCCTGGCCGACAACTGTCGAGCCTGAAACCCTTTTGTAACTGTGAGCCGGAAACCCTTCTATGATCATCACAGGAACGATCACGGGACGGGTGTGAACTAGATGGTCTCAAGATTCGATTCAGCGCGGCACCAAGCCGCGCTGGACATGCCGACCGGGTACCGGCGATGGTTCGAGGTCACCGTCACTCGGGCCGGCGTCAGTGAGGTACTGGAGCCGGTCTCCGGGTCACTGACACAGGACAAGCGGCGCAACGGCCGATGGGACGGGCGGCTGTCTTTCGTCGGCACTGATCTCATGCCGACGAGCCCCGGTGACCTGTTGACCCCGTTCGGATCGACGGTCTCCGTGAGGATGGGGCTTGAGCTGATCGACGGCACGGTCAGCTCAGTGCCGTACGGGGTGTATGACATCTCCTCGGCCAGCACGACCGTTACGGCGGACTCCCGCACCACCGACATCAGCCTGATCGACCTCTCGGACCGAGTCGAGCGCTACCGCTTCGAGACACCGTTCACCGTCTCAGCCGCCTCGACCTCTTCGCAGATGGTCCGGGCAGTGTTCATTAACCGCACTGGTCGAGACCCGAACATCAGCGCCGTGTCGACACCACTGGGCGTGAAATGGGTGTTCGGCCTCGACCCTGGCACGGCGCCGTGGTCGGAGGTGCTCGACGTTCTCGGCGGCCAGGGATGGACAGCCCGGTACGACAGGTCGGGGCAGCTTGCCATCCTCGGTATCAATCAGACGGAATCGGGCTTCTACACGCTCGGTGACCTGACGTCCCTGTCGGCCGACTTCGACATTCGACCGGCAAACGTGGTGGTCGCCCGCGGCGAGGCGGCCAGTGGGGCTACGCCCGTTCAGGCGGTCGCGATGGATACCGATCCCGGCTCGCCGACCTATGCCGGCACAACGCCGGGGAGCAGCCCGTACGGCCGCAAGACGGAGTTCTTCTCTTCGCCGCTGATTCGGACCGTAGGCGAAGCTCAGATTGCTGCCGATGCCGCGCTGGCCGCGAGTGTCGGAGCCGGCGCCACCTACACGATGACTCGGCCGTACGACCCGACCATCGACGCCGGAGACCTCGTCAGCTCCGGTGGTGACAACTACTGGGTCGACTCCGTCACTGTGGACCTGACAGGCGAGACCGGGGCTAAATTGAGGAAGCTCGCATGAGCGCTACCGATTACACGCGCTTGCTGGAGAAGATCGTTCCGAAGGAAGACGGCGAGGACCCGCTGCGGTTGCGCACCGCCACGGTCACGGTTATCAACTCCGATGGCACGGTCGATATCACGTTGTCCGGCGTCACGGTGGAAGACGTGCCGGTGGTCGGGTCGAACCTCGGGCTCGTGGTCGGCCGGACCGTTCAGGTTCTTGTGCACCGCGGTGATCTGCTCGTGCTCGGTCAGACCGCCGGCTCCGCGGCCACAGCCAACCCGTCAGCATTCGCAACCTTCGGCACGCCCACCTTCACGACCGGAAACATCACTGCCATCACCCCGTCTGCGGTCACCGTCGATGACGGTGACATGTACCCCGGCTCCGGCTCGACGTTCACCATCCCTTCCGGCCAAGGGGGTCTTTACGAGATCGGGATGGTCGTTCGGTACGCATCTCAGGCGGTCGCCGCTGGCGTGCGGCAGGCGCGTATCAACGTGAACGGTTCTGAGTACATCATCAATCAGATCCCGACCACGGCCGGACTGAACGCATCCAACATCATCGTGAACCTTGTCGCCCGACGCGTCATGACGGCCGGTGACACCGTGACGTTCCTCGGTTTCCAGAGTTCTGGCGGAGACCTGGCGCTGACAGGCAACTCACACGGCTGGATAGAGCGCGTGAGGTGACTCGCGAGTCACCTCACATTTCACAGCAACTCACGAGTTCGATAACCTCACAACTCACGGGTCCGGTGAGTCCTCGTCAGACGCCTTTTCGGCTTGAGCGATCGATTCCCGCGATCGGCCGCTCGCCGATTTCGAGAAACGACCCATCGCGGCGAGCGGCATCCCGTTCGTCAAGACGGGCAATATGCTGCCTCAGGACAAAGCCACCAACGATCCCAGTGATGACACTGATACTTCCGGTCACAATGTAAACAATGCTCACGGGGCTTGCTCCGCTTCGTCCGAAGGTGAGTTGCCGGTGTCCTGCCCGCGGGTGATCGTAACGGGTGGGGCGAGGGCGACCATCAATGCCACGGGGACACCGAGCGTTGTCGCGTCGGGTAGCTCACCACGCATGAGGGAAACGATCACGGTCGCCAACCACCCTCCCAAACCAACGATCATGGACAGTGCTTTGAGCCAATTAGGCACCACGCCCCCTTTAGAGTGATGGCGCTGCCTTATGACTCTACTGGCCGATGACCTTCGTCTGCGCAGCTTGACGCCTTACTGACGGTCCAGACCTGCCGGAGCGCCGCAAGGTCACCATCGGGTCCGTGACTACAGGGCCCGACCATGAGACATCTCTGGCCGAACTGATCAAAAGCCGACGCGCCGTGCGGTCGTGCGCCCGGTGCTTCGTCAGTGACGGGACCGGGCGGTGATCAACCAGACTCGGCCAGGTGTACCAGACATCCCGCTCGAAACGCTTCGCCCAACCACTGACACGCATGTCGTCGGGGATCGCTGCACGCCGATCCGCCCAGTCGATCATCAAGGGGATGTCAACGGTGCGCAGGGCGATACACACCCCCCACATGAGCGTGTTCGACCGTATCCAGCTCGCACCCTCGCGCTCGGCACGGCCGGCCAGGGTTGTCCATCTGGCCGGCACGAGTCGCCCCTGACCGAGGTAGCCGCTGACGATCGCTGGGCCGTGCACGTGATCGAGTGCGAGCGCGAGCCCTTCGAGGAAGTCCGGGCACGGCACGGCATCGTCCTGCAGCAACACGTGCCAGTCAGCATGTTCGGAGAACATGCCCCAAGCTGACCGGGCCTGTCGCCAGACCCGATCGGCGTTCCCGGACGCCTTGCCTTCTGGATCCCAATGAACGGGCACCGATTCGCCAAGGGGCCCGAGGTCGGTGATCATCTGGCCGACGTACTCGGCCCGGTCAGGGTGCGCCATCACACTGCAACTGAGCTTCACGCCCGCCCCCGAATCCAGTCACGTGCCCACCCGAAGAGTCCGAGCATGACGTAGAACGCCAGCAACGGAACGCTCATGTCACACACCCCCTTGCCGCTACTGGAGTGTGGCGGAGGTGGAGGAGGCTTGCGGCCGTGTCCGGTCGGCGGCCGGTTCCTGCTCACGCCGCGTGTTCGCGCAGGATCGTGATCAGCTTCTCCCGACCGGTCACGCCGGCGCGCGGGATGCTGTACGGCGGCGAGGCAGCGAGCTTGCGCAGTTCCTCGATCGGAAGACGCTTCAGCTCAGCCTCGGTCGGCAGCGATGTTTCACGTGAAACATCGGTCATCGTGACCGAGGTCTGCGCGTCCGCGTAGACCTGCGGCTCCGGCTCGACACCCTCGGAGGTGATGGCGGTGATGAACTTGAATTCAGTGTCGGCCATCTTCGTCAGGCGCGTCACCGCGAGGCGGTCGTGGTAGATCGTGACCGGTTCCAGGAAACCTTCGTTCACAAGCTCATCCACAGCCTCGCCGACACCCGGCCAGTCCACGTGCCCATAGTCGTCCACGGCGATGACGGCGTTCGCCGCGAGGTGGGGCGCCCAAGCCTCGATGTCGCGGCGGGCGCCATCCTTCGTGTGGTCGCCATCGACGAACAGCAGGCCGACTTTGCGGTCAGGGATCTCCCAGTTGCTGGCGTTGACCTCCGTTGATGCCTGAAGCTTCCCCACCGATTGCCAGACCTCCGCCACGTCATGCGAGAAGGCGTTGATCAGATGCACCCGATCCGAGTAGCCGACGCTCTGTACGTTGTACTCAGCCTGCTTGCGAGTGCCTTCCAGGGTGAACGGCGGATCGTAGACGTTGCCAGTCAGCTCCCACGGGTCGATCGCGGTGACGTGCGCCCCGTTGCCCTGACTCGCCCCCCATGCCATGATCAGCGCGGTACGGGCCTGAAAGACGCCGATCTCGACGATCTCCTGATCGCTCGGGACAACCTTCGCGAAGTCGGCCAGGGTGAACCCGATCTCATCGGGGGTCGCGCCGATGACCTCCCGGAAGGCCGGAGGGAACGGGAACTTCGACTTCGGGGGCACATTGCGCGCGCTCGGGCCGCTGCGCTGAACGTTCTTCGCGCCACGGCTACCGATCTTCTGGGGTCCCGAACCGCGCATACTGCCACTCCCTCGTGATGATTTGTTGTAAGCCGTCGGCTGCACGCGAGGCGCGCCCGGTCGCAGCGCCTCAATGATCTTGATGTCAGTAGGCAACGCAGTTGTCTTCCAGCGGTTGTACGACAACCGGTCCTTGGCGTACTGCGCGCCACTGTTGACGCGTTCGTACTGCTCGTCACTGGCCGCGCGGCCAGTGATCGGGTGCATGTGTTCGATGCGGATCTCGGGGAGGTGCCGCATCGCGCCGGCGCCTCCGTAGACGTCCATCATCGCGTTGTCGCAGTACAGATGCTCGACCGGCGCCGGCACCATCCGCCCGAGCGCCCGCACTGCGTCAGCCGTTACGGCCCACTCCGTGCTCAGCTTCCCGCCCTGATAGCCGTCGTCGCCGTAGACCATGCCTGTGCCCAGCTCACGCAGTACCTGCAGGTACTTCTTCGCCCAGTTGATCGTGCGCGGAACGTGATCGTCTCCGGCGAAGCCGATGGCAAAGTGAGCCTCTTCGTTGGCGACGTCGAGTGCGCACTCATTCAGCTTCGGGACCATCGGAACCCAGTCCTGTTTCGTCCAGATGCTGATGCGGTGCGCGTTCTCGGCATGGATCTTGCGATAGGCCGGGAACTCCGGGTCGTCCCTATCCACGGCTAGGATGAGATCCGCCACGTCCCACGCGCGCGTGAAGTCCCACGCGTCCAGCACGGCACGGATGTTGTCCGGCCGACCCCGGGTCGGCACGATGACTGCTAGGCGATCACTCATGACGGATCCATCCATGCGAAGTTGGGGTGTGTCGTCTCTGGCCGATCGGCGCCGGTGAAGATGTCGCGGGGCCGCTCCCAGCGTGACCCGAGCCCGGGCGTCCGGTTGGTCGAATACAGGTAGTGGTACATGATCCGATCCACGGTCACCTCCGTCTTGAGCACCTTCGCTCGCCTCAGATCGTCCGCCCAATTCCTGTCCTCCGCCCCTCCTGGCCGGGTACGCCGGAAGGAGCCCTTGCGGGCCAGGGGCGTCTTGATCGGGTTGATATGCGAGATGTCGCGGAAGTAGCGCCCCGGGGTGTTGCGCCAGGGGCCGTTCTTCAGGGAGTGATAAGAGATGGCCGTGGGCACGTCGTCGGAGTAGCACTGCACTTGCCATCCGACGTAATCCGGGCGGCCAGCAAGGGCCTTCACGGCCTCATCGGCGAAGTACTCGGGGACCAGATCGTCATCGTCGATGAACGACAGGTAGTCCGTGCTGGCCGTGTCGATCATGCGTTGCCTGATCTCGGGCAGTGAGGGCACCCCGTTGTTGAACCAACCCGCTACCCGTATGCGGCCGTCATAGCGTTGAGTCTGCGGGAGCAGGGCTGTCATCAGCCGGGTGAACAGCGCGGCACGCTCACCGATCGTCGGCACGAGGATCGTCCAGCTAGGAAGCGCTTCGCCTGTCACCGGGTGAGCCTATCAGTGGACACCATGATTCATCACTCATGCTTGGTAAGTCACTCGAACGCATGTAAAGTTTGCACGTGTAACCACATAGATCAGGGAGAACGCCGTGACCAGTACTGCAACCGATGTACCCGATGAGGAGTTCATCGGGTACGGGCCGGCGGGCAAGTACGTTGGCCTCAAGCCGAACACCGTCTCGTTCTACTGCCAGCGCGGCTCCGGTCCAGAGATCGATCGACGCGTGGCCGACCGGGGTTACTACCGGCCAGTGTTCAAGAAGAGCAAGCTCGACGAGTGGATGAGTAAGCGCCCGGGGCGCGGCTTCCGCTCAGACCTAGCGCACGCTGGGTACGGGATCGCGTGTGATCCCTGCGACGGCCCGTGCTCGATCGAGGATTGAGTCCCTCAACCCCTTGCGACTTTACGACGATGTCCGTAACGTTGCTCTCATCGAAGCGGGCAAACGGAGGGTGCGAGACATGAGGATCACGATCAACGTAGCGGCGGTGACGCCTGCTCAGTGGGACTGGCTTCTGACCAACGTCCGGCAGGATTGGAAGTTCGCGGCCGGAGACGTCCGGATGTGCGTGACCTTCGAGGACCCGGAGGGCCTCGGTCACGCACACCGTGAGATCGAGATCGGGGAGTGGGTGCGGATCATCGGTGAACTGACCGCGCTCACGCGCACGGCCGAGGCCGTGCTCACCCCGGACGCGCTGCCTGATGTCTGGCCGCCGTACGGTAACTAGCGGCGCTCTCTCGCCCTTACAGCCCCGTTCTTTTTGCGGAGAACGGGGCTGCTTCTTTGCGTTCACCCTCAGAGCGCTTCGGCCTTGGAGACCTTGGGCCGCCTCCATGCACGCTCCCCCGCACCCCAGGAGTTCCCGCAGTTCTCGCACGACCATCGGCCAGAGGAGAGCACGGCCTTCGCGTGCAGCCCCCGGTTGCACGCCGCGCGAGCTTTTCCTCTGGCCGCCTTGTCGGCCTCGCGGTTTCGAATCGCGGCGACCCACGCGTCCGATATGCGGCCACCTTCGGCCAGGTAGGTACCGAGATCAGTAACCGACGCGCCGGGGAACCATGCCCGCTCCCGCCCCCAGAGCATGATGCTCGACCACCCGGCACCGTCGTGAACCGCGTAGGCGCTCGCGTAGCCGTTCGTGAACCGGAGTGCGTGCAGTGTCCTGACGGCCATGGGCGCGCCCGTGCCGCTGTTGGGCGGGCAGCCCCTACTGCGTTGCGCCTTGACTCGCCATCCCGCCTTACGCGCCTTCTCAGCCAGCTTGACGACCGGCGAGGGCACGTCGGTTCCGTCCCCCTGGTCGTCCCGTGACGTGAACTCCGGCGCGGGGTAGGGGTCTGCCCCTCTGGCCGGGGCGAGGGTGAACGGCCGGCACACCTGGTCGCCGTGCTGCACCTGATCGGCCAGGGAGACCTTCCCGCACTTACACCGGCGGACCGGCCGTGCGGCGAGCGCTTCGGCGGAGACGATCGGCGCGTCGGTCTCCTCGATCTCGATGAGACCGACGGGGGCGGTCATGGCAGCACCCTCAGCGACTCGGCCTGCTTCGCGCCGATCCCTTCCGCTTTTTCGGTCACGTCCGTGACGAGGATCCACATGCCCGCCGGGTTCTCCTCGGTCTCCCAGAACTTCAGCACGGCCAGGGAGACCACCTGCGAGTCGTCCCTGATCAGGCCGGACGTCAACGGGATGTGCGCACGCTTCGTCGGCAGGCTCAGTGCATCGAGAACGTTGCGAGCGAGCTTGTCGACGTCCCCGATGGTGATCGCCACCGGCCAGGGCGTGTCATGCGACGGGATCGGCCCACCGTTCACGGCTTGCTCCCGGGGGAACCACATCACGATGCGTACCTCTACGGCCCCCCCAAACTGCCGGAGAGCGCCGAACTCGGCCAGTTGGTACTCACGGGAAGCCCTGGCGACTCTCATCCGCCAGGACTTGCTCTCAGCCACCTCCTCCTGAACGCGCACGGTGTGCTTCGCGTCCTTCATGCAATACGTCTTGAGGCTGCCCTTCGTTCGTGGCCGCCCGTTCACCCGGAAGTCAGCAAGGATCATGCCTTCACTATACGTGCATCCCCGTATCGGCGGCCAGAGGAGCACCCACCCAACCCATCTCTGTATCTGAGGTTCAGCGAGGGGGGAGATGAAAAAGGCGGGCTCTCCGCTCCCGCTCCCTGCGGGACTTCTCGGACTCTCTCTGTACCCCCTACTACGTAGGGGGTACAGAGAGTCCAGAAGCCTATGTCCGGTGGTCTCAGGATGTCTCCCGAAAGCCCCCAGGAAGCCGAAATTCTGCAGGTCAGCCCCCTTCTGGCCGAGCAAAAGCCCTCAGGAAGTCCCCGCCTCAAGATCGCAGAAAGCCCCCCTCTGGCCGCCAGGAAGTCCAAAAAGCCTGCCTGACCTGCGCAAACACCCCCTCGGAGACGTCTCCGAGGGGGTGTCGCGGGGCAAGGGGTTTCAGGGGGCTGTGGAGGTGCCTGCTGAAACGATCCTCAACGCTTCATCCCAGACCTCAAGCGGCCAGGCGTATAGGTCCCCCGAGGCCTCATCGAGCATCAGGGACTCCTCAAACCCATCTTGTTCAGCGATCCTGTTCGCTGCGCGACAGAGGGCCTCCGAGGCGCTGGCCTCCCCGTTGAACTCACGGAGTGCAGACCAGCTCAGGAACGTGTATCGCCCTTGATTGGCCTCAAGAATCCTGATTCGCGCCTCTAGTTTCTTCAGGTACGTGATCAATGCATCCATGCTCACTGGAGTCCCAACTCTTCAGCGGCGCGCTCAAGCACGCCTTCCGGGTAGATTCCGACCGTTCCGAACTGCTCACTGGTTGTGGTGCGCAGCGGGATGCCCAGCTGACGCATGATCTTTGAGGCCTGTCGACCGAGGCGACTCATGGTGACGTTGTCGGTGGTCACGAGGCCGTTCACTCGCGCCCACCCCTTGGCCGCTACCCACCCGGAGTTCTCATCGAGAACCGCAACACGCCGTTCTAGCGCGCGCTGCCCGATCTCCAGTTCGGCAACCTTGCGCCGATCGGCCTCAAGCGCATCGATCATCGATCGCATGATGCTCAGATCGTCACGTGGCGCGGCCGAGTAGCTGCCCGTTTTGCGGATCTCCCGGAGGATCTCCTTCACTCTGGCCTTAAGCAGCTTCGCCCCGGGCAGGGTACTCCGGAAGATCAACTCCCAGATGCCGTCTTCGTAGATCACAGACATTTCCTGAGGTCCGCCAAGGGTACTCACGATCTGAGTACCCTTTTCCACGTCATCAAGGATGCGCAGAGCGTTACCGGCGTCCCGGTAGCCGAGAGCCTTGGCGAAGTCGGATGCCACAACGTACGGAGTTTTGTCGTCAGTGGTTCCGAATCGAAGGTTGGAGCCTTCGAAGTCAAACGATGTGACAGAATTGCCCACGGCAGAGCCTTCCTAGACAGGGCAGATGCCCAACGACCCCCGGCGGCTGTCACCGCGCGGGGGTCTTCACTGTACTGGGCTCGCACCCTATGTCGGTTTTCGGTTTAGGCCTCGTGTGCCGCCTTCAAGCCGTTCACGGCCGCCTCATCGAGCGCCCAGCGCTCCCCGCCGACGTTGCACGCGATGTCGTTGGAGGTGACGTGATTCCACGCATCCACCCATCCGTCCGCGCTCGGTGTCTTGCCGGCGGCATACCACCGGGCGATGACGGCCTTTCTGGCCGAGGCTTCGGTGAGGCCGCGCAGGTGTGCGTGATCGGCCAGCACGGTCACGATGCACTTCTGGAGCTTCGCGTTGTTCGGGATGCCGGGGATGTGCTTGGTCCACTCGCCCGGCCCCTTGCCGACCCACTCGCTGACGTCCACGGTCTCGGTCACGGAAAGCTCCGCTTCTCGAAGCGCCGACTCCATACCGTCCAGCACCACGAGGGAGGACAGGGGTCGGCCGTGGTCATCCTGGCCGAGGTCGATGCTGCCGAAGTAGAGCTGCAGCCCCCTGCTGTTACCTTCGGCCATGTCCTTCTGCTTGTCCTGAATGACTCGACAGGTGAGCGCTTCGCGGGGCAGGTCACGCACGATCTTCAGCTCAGTGTCCTGTGCGCCGTCGATGGCCGAGGAGCCGCGTGCGTCCCCGCCGTTGCGGCCGGTGTGGTGAATGGTCAGGACGCACGCGCCGGTGGCGCGCTTCAGTCGGCCGATGGCCGAGATCATGATCATCATCTGGTCGCTTGAGTTCTCCTCAAGGCCGATCGACACCCGAGCTTGCGTGTCGATGATGATCAGCCCGGGCTTGAGTTCGGAAGCAAGGCGCGTAAGCGCCTCCCACTGACCGTCATTCGATTTCACCTGAACCGGGTAGGGCAGGAAGGTGACGCCCGGCATCCCGCCGTGCTGCTTTATCCACGCCCGCGTGCGCAGCACCATGCCGTGTTCACCCTCGGCGGCAATGTAGAGCACGTCACGCCGCTCGGTGCGGTGACCATGCCACGGGATGCCCTTGGCGACATGCCCGGCGATGTCCATGGCCACGAACGACTTCAGCGACCCCGGCGCGCCGATCATCCATGCCTCAGTGTTGAGGTTCAGCAGGTCATGCACGAGCGGAGCCGGGGCGGGGCGCTGCGACAGGTCTTCAGCGGTGACGAGCTTGCGCTTGAGTCGTTCGTAGGTGTCGAGCAGTTCCTCACCGGGAGCGATCTCCACGGCGGCCAGAGGAGGGGCCGCCACTTCTGGCCGAACCGTAGCTCTCCAAGGATCCAAGGGTGGCCGGCGGCCGTCAAGGACCGGCCGGAACTTGTCGACGCTCCACTTCGACGGCCCGTTCGGGTCATACGCGGTCTCGGCCAGAGAGGAACTGAGCAGGGCGAAGGCGGTCTCCGCGTCCCAAAAAGCCGGCACGAAGTGCGAGAGCGTGGCCGCTGCGATGTTGCACAGCTCTTCGATCTCACCGATCTGCGCCTCTTGAAGCTTCAACAGCGACGGCCGGACGAAGTCCTGCGCCTCCTTCAGAGTGAACGATCTGTCCCCGCCCGGCGTGAGCCCGGCAACCTGTGAGGCGCTCAAGAACGGGTCGTCGGCGGTGACAGACGTGCTGACTGTGTTCTCACGAACACGAGGCGCTTCCCGGCGTGCGTGAATGCGCGCGATGATCCCCTCGCAGGAGTCACGTGCGGTCTGCCCGTACTCCTCAAGCGCTTCAAGGTCGGGCGCTTCCACCCACTCATACCGTCGAAGCTCTCCGGCATCACTCGGGTCCTTCGAGCGCCGTACCGTCGGAGCAATCCAGATGAAGCCGCGTCCTTCCCCGTCAGGGGCACCGGACTGCAGGTCGACACCGGGCATGAACTTCGTGCTCTTGCGTTCACCGGTGGCGGCGATGAGGAAGTGCGCCCCGCCGGAGGGGGTTCTTTGCTGGCCGAACGTCATCGGGAACTGTCCGGCCAGACGTAGTTCGGCCTCGCTGCTGTTGCTGCCGTTGCGGGGGTCGAGGTCGAGGAAGTCGGCCGCTCGCCCACCGACCGCAGCCAGCGCCCACCCCGGCTGCCATTTCTCCAGGTTGACCTCGGACGGCACGGTCTTCTGCCAGTAGCCGGGGAGGTGATACTCCCCGGGGCCGCCGGGGTGATCGTGATGCACGCCGTAGCGGTCGGTGTGGCCGGGGCAGCCGGTGGGGCAGGGCGGGGCGGCGAACACGGCTACCCCGGCGCGAATCAGGCCCCGGGCGATCTCCAGTGCTTGCCTGTCAGCGTCGGACATAACGGTTTCATCGGTCATCTTCTGTTATCCTCCGCGCAGACAGCGATGACCCCCGACGTCCCGGTTGGGGGTTTTCGTTCTTCCTGATCTTGACTACCGGTGAAGCTGAGCCGCCGACGCTACGCGCTCTCGACGAGCCCCGGAAAGCTCTCGATCTCGGGCAGATCCTTGAGCGTGATCCCTTGCTTGACCATGAGGCCGGCCAGTTCGGTGCGGGTCATGCCGAAGCGCTTCGCGTGCGGGTCGAGCTGTGCGAGCTGCTCCCGGTACGCGTACTCCAGTTTCCCGATGTGCCCCTCAACCGCGCGGCGGAGAATCTCTGCCCGCGTCTCGGGGATGACCAGGGCGAGGGCGTCCGCCCGATCACGGAGGATCTCGGGAACCAACAGCTGTGTCTGAACTTTGCGACTCATGCTGATCACCCTACGCCGGAACAGGTTGACATCACAACTGGCCGAGGAATACCGTTTCCGGCATGACCGCGATTCGATTGAGTAATGAGGGACTACGGGAGATGGCCATGCGCCACCCCCGGGTCCGCTACCACGAGAAGGCGACCCCCTGTACGGCACTCACCTCCGCACGCAGTTCCCTGAGGATGCTGTACAGCAAGGACGACAGTGTCCGTTCCGCTGCCCGGGAGCGTGCCGCGTGCAAGAACGCCGCGCACTGGGGGTTCCGGGCACTGAAGGGGCGGGGTGCATGGGCGCACCCGGTGCGCGACGGCGACTATTGCTGGGCGCACCTGCTCCACTTCGGCGTTTACGGCTCCATGGAAGAAGAGGCCGCGACCGAGCGGCACATCGCAAGGTGGATCAAGGGGATTGAGGCGAAAAGGTGACCGCAGAAGAGAAGGCCATCAGGGCACGCCGCGAGGTCGCCGATGGCATGTACCGGCCGCTCGGCCTTGTCGACGAGACGGTCGGCTACGCCATCGAGTGCGCGACCACCGTCACGCCGGAGGAGTTCGGGCGGGCGTATGAGGCGCTCATCTCGAAGCTGGGCCAGGGGCGCGACTGGCAGGCGCTACAGGCCGCGTTCGGCGCAGCTGGTTTCGAGGTGAAGCCGTGACCGTCATCATCCTGATCTTCGCCATGAGCGTCGCCGTGTTCTTCACGGTCCTCCTGGCCGGCAAGGGCATCGGCGATCGCCGTCATGGTCGGCCAGCGGCAGCCTCGTTCGGCGCCGCGCTCGCATTCCTGACCGCAGCTATCGTGCTCGCCGTGGCTGCCGGTCGTCGGTACCGTGCCCGATGACCGGCAGCGATGCTGGGCAGCGGGCGGGGTGCCTGTGGACGTTGGCGACACCGTGAAGTGCATGTCACCGGAAGGGGAGTGGATCAATGTCTAGGGGCGGAAGAATAACGGCGATGGTGCTCGGTCTGTCGCTGTTCAATGGGACTCTGGCGTGGGGTGCGTGCACGCTGGCCGGCCAGGAACGCATCTGGCCCGGGGTGCTCTTCGCTGGCCTGATCTGTCTGCCGATGAAGGTGGCGATCGCTCAACTCTGGGAGCGGACCCGATGACCGCTACGTATCGGTGCGATGGGTGCCGAGTGATCACTGACTGCCCGACGTTGCGGATCGAACGCGTCGACGGCTTCGGTGGTGGAGGTGTGCGCATCAACGAGGATCGTCCCTGGGACCTGTGCGCCCCATGCTCGCGGAAGCTGGACAGTGCGCTCAAAACCCTGCTCGGTGGTGAGTCGTGAGCGCACAGCCCGGTGACGGCGCGGCCGTCATCCTGCATCTGATCGAGGCGGCGCGGGCGTGGCGCCGGGGCGCGTTCGTCACTTCGGATGAAGATCCCGACTTGGTGAGCGTGGCGGACTGGGTCGATCAGCTTGAAGCATGGGTCGAGAACTGCGTTCCCGATGTGGCGCCGGTCGGATGGGAGGCGCGAACCTGGGGAGAGTTGGTTGAGGGCGACACGGTGTCCGTCGGCGGACAGGAGGCCGAGGTCGAGTGGACGCAGGTTCAGGGATGGCACGTGGACCCGAGGTCTTCGGAGTACCGGCCGCAAGGCATGGAGCGGTCAGTGACTCAGGTCCGCCTCAAGGGGCGGGACCGGGTGTATCCAATGCCGAGCGGCGGCGAAGTCGAGACTCTGCGAGGGCTCGCGGGCCAAGCGCTCGATGAGGCGAACGGTCGGCATGTCGGCATGATCGCCGCCGACAGGATCATGATACTTGCGTCGTGGGCATCGGACGCATTCCAGACACTGCAGGCATCGGGACTGAACCCGGAACCGATCGCGATGACAGCAGAGCTGAGCTAATCGTCTCGACCGAGCGGCACTGGCGAGACGCGATGAGGGCGGTCGAGACGGCCGAGGGTCTCTACGTTCAGGTGTGCCACTCGGCCAGAGAAGGGGGCGCGGCAGGGGTCTTCTCTGGCCGAGTGGCGCTGATGTGCTGCATGGAGATCATCAGACTCAGTCCGCCCGGCGACTTCCGACATGACTGGCAGACAATGTACTGGGCGGGACGGATCGAGACGGCTCAGCAGGTGATCAGGGAAGTGGAGAAGGGGATGAGAAGGGGATGAGAAGGGGATGAGGGTGTGACCGAGTGGGCGGAGCGGTATCGGGACGCCGAGAGGGCGTTTGAGCAGGCTCGGGAGCTGCAGGTCCGGGCGCTACGGCTGAGGTGCCCGCAGATGATCGGCCTCGGCATGACTCTGCGTTGCACGGCTGATGAGCTGCCGTTCCATGTGCACCGGTACATAGAGGCGGAGGTGCCGGCGGTGCTGGCCGATGAGGAAGCCTGGAGAAGATGACCTAGCGCGGCCAGTTGACATCACAACTGGCCGCGCTAGACTTTGTGCATGACCGCGAACATGCGAACGGTGCTGAGGCACCTTGCCGACAGCCCGGACCTGACGGGATATCTCTACGTGCACCGCAACACCCGGACTGCTCTGCTGAGGCGCGGCCTCATGGTCCCGCTGGGGTCCGGCCGGTTCGGGCTGACGACTCTGGGGCTGCGGGCGGTGACGGCATGACCGCGAACAGCGAAGAGAACAGGGATTGGCCAGCATGGGCGGAAGGGCTCGACCCGAACCCGGATAAGGTCCGCGCCTCCGATCACACCCTGAAGCGCATCCTCGGCGGGTTCAGGGTGTATGACGACCGGGGCGCATGGCGGATCGTGCTGCGCCGTCTCGCCGATGCCGAGATGAAGCTTGCTGAGCTGCAGGCCGAGCGCGGAGAGCCGGACTTCCTGATCGATCGTGACGGCGAGGCGTGGCGCCGGATCGGGCCGGACGCGTACAGCGTGATCAATGCGGCGGGCCTGATCGGGGAATGGTCCCGTGAGCAGATCGAAGCGGAGTGGGGACCGGTTACGGAGGTCTGGAAATGACCCCGGAGATGTGGGACAGGTTGATGTATCTGGCACACGTTCAGGCGAAGTTCTACAAGGAGCGTGTGCGGGTGCGCTCTGTGCGCAGTGGGCCGAAGGCATGGGTCTACGCGATCGGATGCCCGTCGGTCTGCTCGTGCCGCAGCGAGAGTGAAGGGGGTGAGTGATGTCCGCTTTGCTCCGTTTGCGTGACTATCAGACCAAGGCGATCACGGCGATTCACGAGAAGTGGGACGCAGGGCAGACACGCATCGCCGTGGTGCTTCCGACCGGGGCGGGCAAAGGAAGTACGCTCAGTACCGAGGTGCCTACTCCGAGTGGCCTTAGGGTCTGGGGGGATCTGCAGGTCGGTGACGAAGTGTTCGGCTCTGACGGGCAACCGACCGAGGTCACCGCGATCTACGACCGGGGCGTGATTCCGGCGTACCGTGTGACGTTCTCTGACGGCGCCAGTGTCGACGTTGACGGCGAGCACCTCTGGGTAATCCGGGATGCGCAGTACCGCAAGACCTCCCGGGAGCGTCGGGTCGTTCAAACGCAGACGATCGCCGCTTCGAATCTGAAGATGGACCGGGGCTACCGTTGGCACATCCCGATGGCCAGTGCCGTAGACCGCAAGCCCGCTGACCTGCCGATCGATCCGTACGTGGTGGGTGCCCTCATCGCCAACGGCGGCTTGGCCCACGATGGGACGGCGCTGACCACCCCTGATCAAGAAGTCGCTAGCCGGGTTGCTGCGGCTACGCCTACCCGGAAGTCGACATCCGTAGGCCCTGGGATCTGTGACCGTTACTATCTGCGCGGGCTCGTCCCCTCGACCCGTGCACTCGGAATGCGCGTCAAATCCGGCCAGAAGAGGATCCCCCGGACCTACCTGGAAGGGTCTATCGAACAGCGGATCGATCTGTTGCACGGCCTCATGGACGGTGACGGATCCGCTCGCGACAAGGCGCGCCGATCGGTCAACTACTCGACCACGTCACTGGGCCTCGCCGAGGATGTTCAGGAACTGGTCACCTCGCTCGGGGGAACGGCGAACCTGAAGCGGTTCGACCGGGGCGAGAAGGGGATCGAGTACAGCCTCGGGATCGTCCTACCGTCCAGCGTGCCGGCGTTCTGGTCGAGTCGCAAGGCGCACGCAGGCACGCAGAGCATCCGCGACCTTCAGCCGCGCCGTGCCATCGTCTCGGTTGAACCGATCGGTGACATGCCGATCCGGTGCATCACGGTGGCGGCGAAAGACAGCCTGTACCTGATCACCCGGCATCACATCGTCACGCACAACACCGTGGTCTTCACGCATCTGGCCGAACAGTACCTTCGCGACAACCCCGGCAAGCGGGTGCTCGTGCTCGCGCACACCGATGAACTCGTGCTGCAGGCGGCCAGCAAGATGAAACAGGTCGCACCCGATCGCACGGTCGGCATTGTCAAGGCGGCACAGGACGAGACGCACGCTGAAGTTGTCGTGGCGTCCGTGCAGTCTCTGCGCAGCAAGACGCGCCGGGACCGGATCCGCAACGTCGGGCTGATCGTGTGTGACGAGGCGCATCACGGGGTTGCCCGGACGTACCGGACGATCTTCGAGCACTTCGGGGCGCTCCCGCCGCAAGGATGGGCGCCGGGAACCGATCCGATGCTGGACAACGGTGGGTTCGGCACTCACGAGGCCGAGCAATGGGAGCCGACAAGTCGACTGGCCGGGTTCACCGCGACCCTCGTGCGCTCGGACAAGGAGAAACTCTCCGACGTCTGGGAAGACGTGGCCTTCCGGCTGTCGATCGCGTTCATGATCCGGGCCGGGTACCTGCTCGACGTCAAGGGCAAGCGGGTCGAGGTGCCTAAGCTCGACCTCAAGAAGGTCAAGACGTCCGGCGGTGACTACGCCGAGGGGGCCCTCGGGGACGCGCTCGTTGAGGCGATGGCGCCGGAGATCGTGGCGAAGGCCTACCTTGAGCACGCGTCCGACCGTAAGGGAATCGGGTTCGCTCCGACGGTCGAGAGCGCGTACGTCTTCTCGGACGCGTTCGCCGCGCTCGGTATCGTCTCCGAAGTCGTACACGGGGCGCTTGCCCGCGATGAACGCCGTGCGATCCTCGCCCGACTCAAAACCGGTGAGACACAGGTCGTCTGGTCGGTGATGGCACTGACGGAAGGCTTCGACGAACCGACCGTGTCTTGCGCGATCATGGCGCGACCGACCAAGAGCAACGGACTCTGGCAGCAAATGTGTGGCCGTGTCCTTCGGCCAGACCTGTCCCTGCCGCCGGACAAGCGTGGACACGCGCTCCTGCTCGACGTCACCGGTGTCAGTCGGTTGCACGGGTTGCAGTCGTTGGTCGACCTCAGCACTCGTGACGATCTGCCCGAGAACGTCGACGAGGACCTGTCGCTACTCGAACTTGAAGACCTGCTCCTTGAGGATCAGGAGCCCGAAGGGGTCGGCGGCAGCGAACCGACCGTGTACTACGTCGGGCCGGCTGAGACGCGGGAGTTCGATCCGCTGGGGGCTGATTCGAAGCGGACTTGGGCGCGGACCCCTGATGGGCACTTCTACCTACAGGCGGGAACGGCCGGATACATCTTCCTGTGCGACTCCCTGCAGGGGGAGAGCGGATCCTATGACGTCGTCTGGGCGGCCAAAGAAGAGGCCGGGGGTGCACGCATGACCGGGCATAACGAACTGCACTTCGAGATGGCTGTGGCATGGGGAGAGGAAGAAGCGACCGAACGGGGCGGGTTTGGCACCCTCACGCTGACGTCGAAGCGGGCGAAGTGGAGGAAGGAGGCGTGTACCTCCGGTCAGGCGTACCGCGTGCGTCGCACCGGCGTGAAGGTCGAGGAGAAGTACTTCGCGACGAGACTTGGCGCCGGACCGGACCGGATCGAGTTCTGGGTTGACGGCGAACTGCTCACGAAGGGCAAAGCGGCGGAGATCATCGACGCGCACGAGGCCGCTCAGCGGATCGATCCGCTCGTGCGTGCGGTGCGGGCACACGTGAACAACGAGGGGAAGTGACAGGGGCGATGGCGAAACTGGACCGCGAACAGGCTCTGAAGATCAGGGAGGTGTACGCACAGCAGGGCTCCGGAGGGGCGGGGATAGGTACTCTGGCCGCCCGCTACGGGGTCAGCAGCAGCACCGTGCATCTGATCGTGAAAGGCGAGCATCACCTTGTTCGAGGCCTGCCGAGACTGCCCGCCCGGGGTAACGCATTCATGCGGCGCGAGGCCGAGATCGGGGGGTCGCTCGTCGGCGGCGAGCCCGTGCTGACGCCGAAACAGGCGAAAGAGATCGCCGTCAAGCGCACCGGGCCGCTCGGTGCACACAGGGCACGGCTCAGGGTGCCGTGCCCGAAGTGCGGGGCGAAGGCGAACGACCCGTGCTGGAGCACGCGGGGGGCGTACCCGACGAAGCTCAAGGGGCTGCACGCGCAGCGAAAGTGTGAGGGGTGAAGAGGGGTGACGGACATGAGTGGGCTGTATCGGATCGGCCAAGAAGACAGCCGGCTGACCTACCGAGGCGACAAACTGTTCGCGATGGTGTTCGATGCCGTCGATGCGGAAACGGTCGTGAGGGAGTGGAACGCGGCGGAGCCGGCGGAATCTGAGCCCGAGATGTTCCGGGACGCCGATGGGGACGTCTGGACTCGCATGGCGAACGGGTTCTATTCGATGCGGGGGGACCCCGAATCCGTGTGGAGCCTTGAACAGATCAAGGACGAGTACGGCACTTGGACTGAAAATGCCTCTTGATCACATGCAAGTGGCGGATCAGGACCCGTTCGCGACACCCTCGCAACTGGCCGCTGGGCGTGACGAGGATCCGGCCAGGATCACCGGGGGGCGGTATCGCCTGCCTGAGTTGATCATCGAAACGTGTCCCGCTTGCGCTCAGGTCGGGCGCAATGAATGGTGCGACACCTGCTATGGGCAGGTGAGCATCAGGACCGGCGGCCAGAAGAAGGGTGGCAGGCAGCGTGTCACGACCCTGGTCAAGGCGATCGGGGATGCGCGGGCCCTCGACCTCTGGCATCAGCGTCAGTTGCTGTACGGGATCGTCAAGCGGCCCGACTACTTCGACTTGCTGTGCGCGATCGTCTCAACGACCTTCGACCCAGTCATCCTGAAGAACGAACTCGACAGGCTCTCGGGTCTCATCCTGGCCGCCGCTGGCGCGGACGAGGGCGCAACGCTGGGCACGGCGTTTCACGGCTTCACGGAGGCACAGGACCTCGGCCTGATGCACTACGCCCGCAAGGTGTGGCACGGCAAGATCAAGAACTACCGGGACGGGCTGCAGGCACAGGGTCTCGCAGTCGAGCCGCACTACATCGAGCGCATCGTAGTGGTCGAGCGGTACAGCCTAGCGGGGACGCTCGATCGGATCCTTGCCGATGACGTCGGGGGCGGATTCGTCATCGGTGATCTGAAAAGTCAGAAGAAGTTCTGGACGTGGCTCGAGATCGCTGCACAGTTGGCCGCGTACGCGATGGCCGATGCGATGTGGGACCGGGGGAAGCTGTGCTTCGTCGAGATGCCCGCGGTCTCGCAGGACGAGGCTGTGGTGGCATGGATGCCGATCATCGGTGATGCGTTCGGCGACTCGGCCAGGGATACAACCTCGACGGGCGACCGGGACGGGGTCGACTTCTTCCGGGTAGACCTTGAAAAGGGGCGGGCCGCCCTTGACCTGTGCTGGCAGGTCGATCGGATGCGCAGCGAGGCGAAGAGCAAGGCGCAGACCTGGGGCTTGCTGCGACCCGCGCCCGTGATGGCGGCGACTGAGGCGTTTGCTCGGCGACTCGACTCGGTCGGCACCCCGGCTGAGGGGTCGGCCGTTTGGGCAGAAATCGTGAAGGCAGGGATGGGCGAGGATGCGGCGCTGCTGTCTCTGGCCGCTGAGGTGGCGGGAAGGTTCAGGGGTGAGTGATGGCGAAGATATGTCGGCGCACCGGGAAGACGAACTACCGATCGGAGACTGAGGCGCTGTCCGTGGCGCTGCAGATCGTTGGCAAGAGGAGCAGCGTTCATTACGGGCGCAGGGACAACATGAGGCGTGCTTACCGGTGTCCGCTCTGCCCGTACTGGCACGTGACCTCGCAAGAGCAGAGGACTCAGCCGAGAGCACGTCACGCTAGTTGAGCAGGTGACGGGTTGACATTAGGACTGGCTAGAGTAGGCTGATAGACGTTCCGGCGGGTTGGCCTAGACCCCCGAGCCCGCCGGAGCATCCCGGAGTTTCGCGGCTTCGGGCGCGTGAATGGCAGACCCTCTCCGTTCGATTTCGCGGTCAGATGCGGACAGGGGCCGGGTTCGATTCCCGGACACGCGCGATGTGCACCTGAGCTTCAATGAAGCCGTTCCTCGTTGGCTCGGGGCGGTGAAGGATTTGCCCAAGGTTGCTCAGGTGCACGTCACAGGTCCCATAGCTCACGGAGAGCGGCGGCAGGATCCGGACAGCGAAAGCTGCCTGACCGGCGGACCGGGTTCGATTCCCGGTGGGACGCGATGTGCACCTGAGCTTCAGTGAAATGGTCCCTGCGAACCTGGACCGTGAAGTGCTCGGCCAGTGCAGCTCAGGTGCACGTCACAAGCACATGCGGACGCCCGGCAGAGGGCACACGCGCGATGAAACGGAGCACACATGACCACTGACCCCTTCGCCGCCGTCTCGGCTACCGCCAACGGCTCGACCGCTACCGCCGACCCGTTCGGTCAGAAGCCGTCCGAGATCAAGACGAGTGACTTCCCGACGATGGACGACCTGAACGGCCGCTTGCTCGTCATTCAGCCGAGCAAGCTGGAGAAGGACCTGCCCAACCCACTCGGCAAGCCGGGCGACACCCGCGACCGGATCACTGCCGACGTGACCGTGATCGACCCGGACAGCCCGGAGAAGTCGATCACGCACAAGGACATGTACCTCTCGCAGGGCTCGCTGATCGGCCAGGTCAAGAACCTCATCGAGACGAAGGGCATGCTGCTCGGGGTGCTGCGCCGGCACCGGGCGAAGAACACCCCGGAGGGCTTCAACACCCCCGACGAGGTCGACAAGATGATCACGGACTGGGTCGCCGGCGGCGCTCGCGGCAGCAAGCCCATGTTCGCCTGGAAGCTCGCGGACTTCACTGATGCCAACAAGGCTTCAGCGCTGACTTGGTACCGGAGCAAGACCTCTTGATGAGCAAGACCTCTTGATGAGCGGAGGCCCGATCCTGCGAGGGGCAGGATCGGGCCTCTTCGGTTTCGGGTCGTTTCGGGTGAGGGGAAGGATGAGGGTGTGGGCATGAAGCCGAAGCTGAGTGGACTGACCGTCCTGCCGAGCAACACCATCCTCGTGATCGGCATCAGGCGGCCAGCGGGGGACGCGGCCAGAATGGACACCCGCGGAAGGGCGCAATCCCTGATCACCCGCTACGTAGCGCACAAGGCCGGCGGGCTGTGGTACGTGGCCGGTGAGGGCAAGGTGCCGCAAGGTGGGGTGGCGTGGCGTGGGTTGGCTAGCTGGCTGAGCGGACGCGAGATCGAGTACATCGACATGAGCGAAGCGGCCACGCGAATCTGGCCGTCGGAGACGGACCAAGGGGCTAAACACGAGGAGAGCGAGCGATGAGCGAGACGGACAGGACTGACGGGACAGGGTTCGTTGCGGGCGTGGACCGCATGAAGACGCCGGGAGAATTCTTGAGCGGGGTGAAGAGCGCGCTTCGGGGCTTCGGCGGGGAGGGCGGATCGGAGTGGACGAAGAGCAGTTTCAGCAACGGCAGCGGAGGCAACAACTGCGTTGAAGTGCGCGCGTCCGGGACGCCGGGATGGGTGCTCATGCGCAACTCGAAAGACCCTGAAGGTGGCGTGCTGGCGTTCACGCGTGAAGAGTGGACTTCCTTCCTCGCGGGGGTTATAGCCGGAGAGTTCAATCTGTGATGTAACGTCGGCCTTCGAAGGTCACACCCTTCCCCTTGATCGAGCCCCCCGGACGCCCCCGGGGGGCTCGATCCTTTCCCGGACTCGGCGGCCAGAAGGGCAAGGCGCCGATGAGCGGGGGTGATCTCTGAAATGTCCTCCGCTGCGGGTACGCTGGACATGTGAAAGGCGAGGTGAGCGAAGGCGACGCGGGCGAAGGCGAGCGAAGGAAGCCGGGACGCCCCCGGATTCACTCACGGGAGGAACGGGAGATCCCAAAGTCCGGCCGTAGGCGCGCCCTGCTTGGTCCGGCCGGACGGACGGCGGATCCGCACCTGATGCCCGGAGTCAACCCCGGAGGGGCCCGGTGGTGCACAGATCACGGGGTTGGCCGTGGTGGGCGGCCAGGAGGGCGCATGGAGTGCACCGCGAATCGCCGCGGGTGGGAGAAGAAGGGACTGGAAGACCCGAGGTGTCACAAGTCTGCAGTCCGCGGAACAGACAAGTGTTACCAACACGGAGGCATGGGGAGAGGCATGACGAAACAAGTACAGCTACTCAAAGGCGAAGCTCAGATCTCGGCATGGAACGCGATGGGGCGGCCAGCGGAGAACGTGACCTCCGACCCCGGTCTCATCGCCATGTCCCTGCTGCAGATGTCCTACCTGCGGGTCGCCGCCTACAGCGACATGCTTCGGAGGCAGGTGCAGGCCGAACGCGCTGAGGCTGCTGCGGGCGGGGTAGGCGTAGCCGAAGACGGCCCTGCCGCCGGCATGAGAGTCGACGGACTGATCGGCCACAAGCTGGCCGCGACCAACGCTGGCGAGATCTACGAAACCAGCGAAGAGGTTCGCGCGTTGGTCATGCTGGAGTCCCAGGAGCGCGATCGGGCGATGGAGTTCGCCGTCAAGTGCCACAAGATGGGCATCAGTGAGCGGCTCACCGGTCTGGCTGAACAGTGGGGTGACGTGGTCGCGGGCCGGGTCGCCGAGATGCTGCTCCAGCTCAATCTCACGCCTGCTCAGCAGAAGCAGGTGCCCATGCTCGTGCAGTCCTACCTCGGCTCCATCGACGTGCCGGGCATCGGAACGCCGATGGGGACAGAGCGCCGGTGAAAATGCGGCCGTGCGGCGCGTGCGCTGCCTACGTGAGCGCGGCCGAAGGCTGCGAACATTGGAGGCCGACGAGTGGCCCACGGCCGTTGAGTACCGCTGAACGCTCGGCCAGGTACAGGGCACGGCGCGCCGGGAAGCCAGAGCCGCAGTCGGCCCGTGAGCGCGACCGGGCGGCCAGAGAAAGAGCACGGGAAGCCGTTGAGGAACTCATGCGCGTGATGACCCGACGTTACACAGGATGAGGGATCGCGCGTGAAGATCGACATCGCGGGCAAGGTGCTCTCGCGGTCCCGGCTCGGGCGCTGGTGGGCGTCGCCGGCAACGTGGGCAGACGAAGTGCTCGGCGCGGATCTCGCTCCGTATCAACGTGAGGTGCTCGACGCGCTACCCGAGAAGAAGCGAGTGGCACTGCGGGGCCCTCACGGGCTCGGGAAGTCGTTTCAGGGCGCGTTACTGGTGCTGTGGTTCGCGACGACCCGTGATCTGGCCGGCAAGGACTGGAAGGTCATCACAACCGCTTCGGCGTGGCGACACCTTGAGGTGTACCTCTGGCCGGAGATTCACAAGTGGGCGCGTCAGATCGACTTTCAGGTACTCGGGCGTGAACCGTTCAAAGGCGGACGGGATCTGCTCGCGCTCAATCTCAAGCTGAACTACGGCGCCGCTACCCCGGTCGCCTCGAATCAGCCGGAGCGCATCGAGGGCGCGCACGCGCGCGAACTGCTGTACCTGCTCGATGAGGCGAAGATCGTTCCGCCGGAGACATGGGACTCGATCGAGGGTGCGTTCAGTAACGCCGGCCCTGATACCAATGACAACGCGTACGCGTTCGCGATGAGCACGCCGGGCCCCCCTTCTGGCCGGTTCTATGACATTCATCGGCGCGCCCCGGGGTATGAGGACTGGTGGGTACGGCACGTCAAGATCGAAGAGGCGATCAAGGCGGGACGGATCTCACGGTCGTGGGTCGATCAGCGGCGGCTGCAGTGGGGCGCGGAGAGCGCGATCTATCACAACCGCGTGCTCGGCGAGTTTCACGCATCCGACGAGGACAGCGTGATCCCGCTGGCGTGGCTGGAGGCGGCGATCGAGCGTTGGGAGGAGTGGGATCGCGCGGGGCGGCCAGAGATAGGGCGGCCAGAGAAGCGCTGGACGGGGATCGACGTCGGGCGGGGTGGCGACGAGACGATCTTCGCGCACCGGGACGGGCACGTCATCACGCTGACCGGAAACCGGGTACGCGACACGATGAGTGTGGTGGGCCTGGCGCAAGGGTTCGACGGCCGCGCGATCGTCGACGTGATCGGAGTCGGCGCCGGGGTGTACGACCGGCTGAGGGAAGCGGGGACACGGCCGCTGGCGTATGCCGGCTCCGGCAGGGCCTCGGCCAGGGACAGGTCCGGCAAGTACGGGTTTTTCAATTTCCGGTCACAGAGCTATTGGCTGCTACGCGAGATGCTCGATCCGACGTATGAGCCGACACTGTGCCTGCCGCCGGACGACCTGATGATCAGTGACCTGACCACGCCACGTTGGGAGATCACCAGCGGCGCCCCGCCGAAGATCAAGATCGAGACGAAGGAGAAGGTCGTCGAACGTCTGGGGCGATCCTCGGACCGGGGCGATGCCGTGGTGATGTCCCTGGCCGCAGACCGGCACCGGGGGGACGGGGCGAACTTCGCCGAGCCGCAAGGCTTCATGCCGGTGACGTCGGTCGGTGCGTTCGGGCGACGGTGACTCCGGAGCCTGCTCTCTATGGGTGAGCAGGCTCCGGGCTTGATTGTCAGTTGTCGCGGAAGTTGAGCGCGGCGAAGAGGTCTTCCTCCGACGGGAGCCGCTTCCACGCACGCTCGCCTACGCCGTACTTCACCAGTGCCCGCAGCGTCCCGCTGACGCCCTTGGGCGTGGCATACGAAACGGCGACCGGGCCGACGTTGGTCGCTTCCATCTTCACGACGAACCACCCGGCATCCGCGTATTGCTGCATCGGTCGTGTGCCGCCCTGACTGGCCGCTTGACTGACGAGGATGCCCAGTTCCCGCAAGCGCGCGACGAGGCGCGTGCGACCCCCGCCGAGCGCTTGCGCCAGTTCGGCCAGAGAGCAGGTGCCTGCCGAATCCATGTACGTCTGCCACTCGGTCACCGCAGGGCGTGTCTTCTCGATGTAGACCTGAGCCTCAAGAGCGAGCTTCTCGGCCTTCATCTTCTCCTCAACGGCATCCGCGTACTGCCGGAGCGCGCGAGGTAGGTCCATCTCGTCGATGTACATCCCAGTCTTGCGAATCTGCGGGATCACATCGCTGGTGACCCAGCGGCGGAAGCGTTTAGCTGCTGGCTTCCTACTGTCAAAGATCGCGTCATACAGCCCGGACTCATTAACCAGCAAAAGGAGAATGTCCGGTTCTCCCGGATTGCCGGGTACCGGTTTTGAAAACCGGTCCTCACTGTCGATGCGTCGCGCGGCAACGTGCGGGTTGGCAATCTCCAGCGTCCGACACACGTCGTCGAAGGCGAACCACGCCTTGTCGTCGATCGTGAACGTTCGGATGTTGTGCCCCTCGAAACTGAAGGGCTGCATGTCTGTCATGTCACTAATCTTAGCAAAGGTCAATTAGTGACGTTGCTAGTTCGTCACGACACGCACCTCTGCTCCCCGCCTCATACTTCAGGGCGGAGACGCGCAGAGAGCGCGCCGGACGCTCTGACCTGCGGGAACCACTCCGGAACCACGTGGTTCCCGATGGTTCCCAAGATCCCGGAACCACGCGAGACTCGGCCAGAAGAAACCCCAGGTCAGCGGTGGTTTCGATGGTTCCCAAGATCCCGGAACCACGCGGGAACCAAAGGCCG